GGACAGGCCGACGCCGCAGCGATCGCCTGCGAGACCCTGACCGTCAAGCAGGCCGCAGCTATCGAGGAGGCCTTCGACCGCGGCTTCGGCGCGGGCGTCGAGTATCAGGAGTGGTTCCAGAAGTAATCCGAGATCTCGCCGCGGCCCTTCGGGGGGAAGGCCCGCGGCGGTAACTGGTCACGCGGGGGGACGTGGCCGACACACTGGGGGACGCCGCCCCGACTCTCTTCGCGAGGGGGTCGGGGCGGCGTCGTGCTACCCTCCCGCGCCGCCGCCTAGGGTACGATGCGAGCATGGCCGACGCACCCGAAGATCTCGCAGATATCCGACGCGACCTCGAGCGCGGGCTTGGCCTGATCGCGAAGATGACGCCCGACTACGTGCTCGCCCGCGAGATGTACGACGGCACGCGAGCCGAGCAGGCGACGAGCCGAGCCGCCGAGGCGATCATCCGACAGGCGAAGGATGCGCCGCTATCCTTCGCGCATATCCCCGTCGACGTCATCGCCGACAAGGTCGAGCTCGCCTCGATCACCGGGACGGGTGCCGCAGCGAAGAAGGCGCTCGAGACGTGGGCCGAGGCGAACGATCTCGACGACGAGTCGGTCGACTGGATCCGCAAGGCGTGCATGTTCGGCGACTACTACGTCGTGACCGACCCGACAGGCCTCGACGTCGACGGCTCGTTCACGGTCGAGGACATCGACTCCGTCGGCCTGTCGCCCCTGTCGACGGTCCGCGTCTACGACAAGAAGACGGGGCGCTTCCCGCTCTACGGCGTGCACGTCTGGGACGCCGGCACGAAGGATCAGCCGATCACGAAGGCGATCCTGTACTACGACGACGCCTCGGTGAAGGTGTACGCCGAGGGCGCGAACGTGAGCGACGCCGACCTCTTCGAGCTCGACTACTCTGCCGACGGCGAGCCGGAAGACGCCTACCTCGAGCACGACGGCGGGAAGATGCTTCTCGCTCACCTTGCGATCGGCGGCAAGCCGTACGGCGTGCCCGTGCATCGGAAGGCCTACGGCCCGCAGGACGCGATCACGAAGATCAGCGCGAACAACCTCGTGAACGTCGAGGCGCAGGGGCTCCCGTCCCGCTGGGCGCTCGTCGACCCGAACGCCGAGATCGACGACGACATCGACGACGACTTCGGAACCGACGGGCCCGACACTCTGCCAGCGAAGGCGGACGGCCGCCGCGACGCGACAACGGGCCGGCGAACGCGCGTCGTCCCCGGCGCGGTCGAGTACCTTCGCGGCGTGAAGGAGACGGGCACCTATGAGGCCGCGACCTCCGACCCCTTCCTCGCGAACATGGAGTGGTACGTCCGCGCCATGGCCGTCGCTTGCGGCGTCGCGCTCTTCGAGTTCGACCTGAACGGCGAGCAGCCGAGCGGCGAGGCACGGCGGCGAGCCGAGGGCCGATCGAACCGGGCAGCCGCGCGGATCAAGCGGCAGGCGACCGGCTTCTTCCGCGAGATCGCCGACACAGTGCTCGGCGTCCTCGGCATCTCGGCCGACGTCCAGATCGCGTTCAATCCCTCCGAGACGAGCACGGACAAGGAAGGCCTTGAGCTCGTCGCGCTCAAGGTCAAGGCCGGTGTGCCGCTCCGGACGGCGCTCCTCGAGGCCGGCTATACAGACACGCAGGTCGCGCTCTGGTATCCCGACGACGCCCCCGCCCTCTCGCCGGATCTCGTGACCATGCTCGCGACGGCGCTCGCCGCCCTCGGCAACGCGCAGACGCTCGGCGCGATCGACTCCGCCGGCATCGCCGCCATGATCCCCGAAGTCTTCCGATACGTCGAGACGGTCGCGGCCGAGGGCGCACTGCCCGGAGTTGAGACACGACCCGCCACGGCCGCAATCGTCACGCGCCGCGAGGCCGCGTAGTCGTGAGCGCCGAGCAGCAGCTGGCGCGGCTCGAGCGACAGATCCTCGGCGCCGCGCGCGTCTCGTCCTTCCTCGACACGGTCGACCTTCTCCGGCGGATGCTCGCGCAAGAGTCGCCGGAGATCCGGGCGCGCGTGCTGACGCTCGTCGCACCGTCGATCGGGCGCGACCTCGCGGCCGCCGTGGGCGCAGCGTGGAATATCGGAGTGCTCGACGCGGAGAAGGTGATCGGAGAGGGCCGCGTGAAGGGCGTCCCCGGCACGCCACCGAAGACCCTCGTAGCAGCCGCGCGCGCATCGGAGAAGGCGATCGGCGCCGAGCTCGCGAAGGCTCGGAAGCTCGCCCGCGTCGGCGCCGACGTCGCGACGGTCCTCGCGCCCGTGTTCGCCGCCTCGAACGTGCTGCAGCGCGACGTGACGACGCTCGTCAATCACGCCGGCAACAAGGGGACAGCAGCCGTCGCCGACTCCGCCGGCCTGTCGACGGTATGGGTCGCGGAGACGAACGCCTGCGTGGAATGCCTCGCCTACTCCGGTCGGATCTCGAAGCCGGGGAAGCCGTTTCCCGGCGGCCTCACATATGGCGCGAAGTCCTACCACCCCGACCCGGTCGACGTTCCGCCGTTGCATCCGCGCTGCCGCTGCGAGCTCGAACCCCTCGTCTCGCGCGAGTACGCCGACGCCCTCCGTCGCGAGGCCGACCGCTCCGTACTCCGCGGCTTCTCGCTCGAGTCCGAGCCGATGCGCGTTCGTGTCGAGGCCGCCGAGCGACTTCTCGCGCGCGGCGTCGACGCTCCGAAGAGCGTCATCGCCTACGCCCGCCGCGCCGTGAAGCGCGGCGAGTTCGGCACTCGCGGCCGCCCCTAGTGGTAGAGTGCCGCACATGGCCGAATATCCCGGCGCCGCTCGCGCGGGCGTCTCCCCGAATCGCTCCGATCGTCAGGGCAAGGTGCGCCTCTTCATCGTGCATCACTACGCCGGCACGCAGGATCCGGAGTCCGCGTGGAAGCGCTCCATGTCGTCGAACGATCGCAGCGTGTCGCCCAACTATCAGGTCAACGCCGACGGCTCCGTCTTCGAGATCGTGCCACCCGACCGCTTCCGCGCGTGGACGACCGGCACGATTGACCACCAGGCCGTGACGTGCGAGACGCAGAACACGAGCGGCGCGCCGACGTGGGGAATCTCCCGCGAGTCGCACGAGGCGATCGCGCATCTCATCGCGTGGGCCGCGCAGCGCTACGGCTTCCCGATCCAGCGCGGACAGGTCGACGACGGGAACGTCGTCGAAGTGCCCGGCGTAGTCGGGCACCGAGAGACGCCGGCTGGGGAGGCGACCGGGACGGCCTGTCCCGGCCCGTCGATGGACCTCGACTGGATCGTCAGCCGAGCACGACAGATCGCCAGCGGATCGCCCGCCGGCGCCGAAACGAAAGAGTGGGACGAAATGGCAACCAAGGACGAGGTCAAGGATGCAATGCGGGACGTGCTCAACGAGCGCTCCTTCGGGGCGGCGAGCATCGTCCCCCTGACCGACGGCGGGATCTATCTCGTCTCCGGCATCACGGGTCGGCACGCTCACATCGAGAATCCCTACCACCTGACGCTCATCCAGCGCGCGCTCAAGAACAACTCGAACGACACGATGGTCGGCGCCGAACTCGCGATCGTCCGCGGCTATCTGACGGCGGTCAACCCGCCGCCCCTGGCCGAGGTCGACACCGCCGCACTTGCAGCGAAGCTCGGCGAGATCGACGACGACGCCGATGCCGCGACAATCGAAGCGGCCGTGAAGCGCGCAATCGCCTCGGCCGTGACGGAGATCCGACTCTCGGTCCCCGCCAAGTAATCGCGTCCCTACTCCACAACCCCCGAAAGGACAACACCCGTGGGCAAGATGCATGACTGGATCACGACCGGCGAGCGACCGCTCCCCTTCTTCTTGTCGCCCTTCGCGAAGGGCGCGAGCGGCGGCAAGTCGCGCGACGACGACGAGGACGACGAAGACTCGGACGACGACTCGGACGACGAGGACGACGACGACGAGGACGACGAGGACGACGACGACGAGTTCGCCGACCTGTCCGAAGCCGAGATCCGCGCCGAGCTCAAGAAGGCGACGGAACGCCTCACGAAGGCTGGCGGCTCCGTCAAGTCGAAGCGTGCGAGCATCCGCAAGCTTAAGCGCGAGCTCGAGGACGCGCGCAAGCCGAAGCCGGCCGGCAAGTCGAAGGGCGACGACGAGGCACCCGATCTCGACGCGATCCGCGACGCCGCGAAGGCGGAGGCGAAGGCCGAGGCCGACACGCGGATCAAGCGCAGCGAAGCGAAGGCCGCGCTCGTCGCCGCCGGCGTCTCGCGCGAAGTCGCCGCCGATCTGATCGGCTTCGTCAAGCTCGACGACCTCGACCTCGACGACGACGGGGAGGTGGAGGGCCTCGACGACGAGATCGAGCGCATTCAGAAGAAGTACCCGACCTTCTTCGCGAAGCACGCCGGGCGCCGGCGCCGCGAGTCCGTCGCCGGCGGCGCGGACCGGGGC